CTATCTAACTCACTTACAGCTTTTGATTTAGCTACTTTCTCTAATTTTGAAATATCAGGTTTAAAATTTCCCTCTTTATCAGTATTAAATAATCCTAGTACATCAAAATAATTTATTAACATTTCGAATCCAGCAGGATTCTTCATTTGTTTAAAAGATAAACTATTGTATTCTCTACCGTTATCATCCTTATGAACTGGATTAAGAATATTATTTTTAAGTTTTTCTTTACTAGTTTTATTAAGTTCAATTCCTTGAATAAAATATTCTTTAGAATCAATACTATTCATTAAATTTTGAAAACTTTCCTTTTCAAATTTCTCATTTTCTTCTCGCTGCTTAACAAGTTTCTCGTTATTTTGAGCTACTATATCGCTGGTTTTCTTCTTTAAATTAGGTAACGCTTCTAATGATCTTTCTTCTAATTTATTTAAAGCAATAGCATCTTCTAACATTCCTATAGCTTTCTTATCATCAAAACCTTGCATTTTGAGATCTTCAAAATATAGTCTTTTTTGAAGATCTTCATCTTTCTTAACCGCCTCAACAGAAAGGGAATCGAGATATTCTAGTTTTTGAGCTACAAAGATAGCTTCGTCTGTATCTGAGAATGAATCTTCTATTTCAAGGAAACGTTTTTTTGCTCCAGAAAACCCTTTTTTCCAACCTTCTTCCCTCTCTTTTAAAGAGGATTCAACTGTGGAAGAAATCAACTTTTTAATTGATTCTGAATTTGCTGGTATTTTATCTAATTCTTCGGCTTCTCCTAAAGTAATTACTCCATTAGTATGGAGTTCTTTAATCAAAGCTTTATAGATAACTTCATTACTAGAAGTTGTTTGAGTCGATGAAGTTGTTGATTCTTCTTCATTTGTAATTTCATCATCTACAACTGAAAAGATAAGCTCATCTTTATTATCACTCTTATCTTCTACTTTATCATCAGAAGCTGACAAAGAACTTTCTAATTCTTCAGGACTTAGGATTTGAATTCCACTAAATAAATTTTCCATTTTGCTGTCTTAATTAATTACAATATTAAAAAAATTTTAATAACCTATATCAAAAATTTTAATCAAACTTTTAGTCTCTATAGCCGAATTTAATTTTTCGATGTATTAGTTTTGGATTTTGCAATAGATTCTTTCTCTTTATTTGATCTTATTTGTTCTTTAAGTTTTTCTTTATCTAAGTTAATCTTTTCTGTTTTAAATCTCTCATCTATATCAGTTCTTCTTGTATCTATATAGTCATCAATTCCGTTTTTATCAGAATCATCTCTCTGTAAACTAGATGTAATTCTTATATCATTACCTATTTCCTTTAAATGAGCAATTTCTAAATTAGATTGAATTTTTTCTCGTTCTAATTCTCTATCTTTCTCTTTTTCTTGAATTTCTATTTGACGATCTATATCTTTATTTTGCTGCTCTACTTGCATTTTCTGACGTTCAATTTCGTTTCTCTCAGTTGCAGCCGCATTTTGTTGTTCTGCTAATTTTTTAGCAGATTCTTCTAATTTTCTAGCTGTAGATTGTACAGAACTATTTTGTCTAATTGTAATTAAATCAGATATTGTAGCTTGACCATTCTGAATAGCTGCTTGTGATAATGCTTGTATATCTCTATACAGTTCAGTATCTGATCTTGAATTAGATACATGTAGATCAAATTCAGATGAAGCAAAAGTACTAATATCTCCTATCACTTCTTGACTCATATCATCTAAAATAAATTGTCCTCTTTTAGGATTCATTTTATATGCGTATTTACAACACTCTAAAAATTTAGTCATTACTCTTTTTCTAAAGTTGTTATCTATAGCAAACCATTTTTCAGTTATATGAGATGTCTGAACAATTTCTCTTTCCACATTGTTTACCGCCTCTCTATTTTCTATTTGACCTTCTCTTCCTCCAGATACACCAGCTAATTTACCCAATGTAGTCTCAATATCAAATAGCAAATTAGTAAATACTTGAATAGCTTCAGTATCTCCCATTTTAACGTTAGTAGCAGTAATTTGATTAAAATGACCAGCTGATTTACCTTGAGCTGGACCTTTTAAGATTTCATTTGTTGGATCTAACCATGCAAACTTATTTACAGTTACATATCTCATCCATTTCTCCGGGTCCCATCCAGATGGAACCATTGCTAGGTTTATAGCAGCAAATGAACCTTTATATGTAGCTATTTCTAATTCTCTTTTATAATAAGCTATATCATAAGAATAGGTCAAAGGTTTCATTATATCCATTAATGATTGTACTTTATAATCATTAGTTGAATTAATTGAACCTATATAAGGAGGAGTTCCTTTTGACTTATTAACAAGAGAAGCAGAGGAATATGGTACAGGTCTCATATTAACATAAATATTATCAGCTATCTTAGTAGCTTCTAACCATTCGTTAACCCATTGCCACTTAATTTCTTCCCCTAATTCTTTTCTTACTTTATAATCTTCAGTTACATAATCAGTTTGTTCTTGACCATCTTCATCAAAATATTTTAATTTACCAATTTTTCTTCTTGATCTCCAACAAACTTTAATTACTCTTACATTTCCTTGAGTATCAAATGCTCCTGCAAATGTTCTCAATCCTAATTCATTCGGATTAAATATAGTTAATGCATTAGTTTCACCATAATAATCATATATAGATATATCTCTATTTAAACCTATAGCATTACTTAATTTAGTATTTTGATTTCCTGTTTCTAAAAAATCTATATCTTCAGGAGTTAATTCTTCGTAATAATCATCAATAACTTTACCTACAGATCTATACCCAAATTCTACAATTATATCAGATTCTTCAATTTTCATTGAGTTTCCTCCTAATGTATAGAGATTCATTGTATTTACTCTACGAATAACTGGTTCTCCAGATAATACTTCACAACATACTATTTGTTCTCCTGCTGTTAACAAATCTTCAAAAGTAGTTAAGAATAGAAAATCTAAATCTAGTTCATTATATTCTCTTCTTAGAATTCTATTTGCCGCTATTTCAGCAACATCTTGAAATTCATAAGATTGATATTTATTTAACTGTTCTAGTCTTTTTTGAATTTCTTGTTCAGATATAGTAGGAGTCATAACTATATCAGTTAGTTCCTTTTTTATTTGTTCAAATAGAGCTTGCTCCTTCCTTCCTATTCCTTCTTTATCACCAGATGATAAATAAACTCTCCAATCCCTTCTTCTTTCAGCATATTCTCCCAATAGTAAGTTTATTTTAACATTTTCGATTCCTATATGCTGAAGGGATGCAGGTAAAGTTTCTAGATCTAATTTATCAGGATTTATAATTTTCTCAAAATCCTTCATGTTGATAATGTTAGCTCTTAGATTATAATTAGTTTTTTTATTTATAAAATTAGCTCTAAGATTAGTATCTGAGGATAATAAATTTTCTGCAAAGTCTACATTTTTTCTATACCATTCATCTGTCTTTTCTTTATCAGAAAGCTTTTGTCTGGGAAAATCTATATAACCTTGTATTTTAATTTCTTTAGAAAATGTCATTTTTAGAAAAAATTTAAGCGAAGCTATGAATAAAATTTTGAATAATCAACATTATAATCTTGTTTTTTAGTAAGGCCCATAGATTCCCAATAAGGATGATCAGATAAAGCTTTTACACCTTCTCTCACTTTAGTCTCCTCTTTAAATAAAGTAGCATCAAACCACATCAACATAATTAAAGCTGAAACTCTATCGAAGTTACCATCAGAATTCCACATAATAAGTTCTAGTAGAATAGCGGATGAATATATAGTTTCTAAAACTCTAGTTTCTGATTTTTCAGAAATAGTTTCTTGTAACCAAGATTTAATTAGACTTCTTCCTTCAGAGTTAACTATCTTATTATTATGGATACCTTTAGATGTATTACTTCCTTCTCTATATGTCTCAGCATTTCTTAATTGATGAGGAGTATCTGCTAATAAATAAGTACATTTCTTTTGAGTAAAATATGTAAATAAACCACTTAAGTTTTGCTCATACATACCGATAGCATTATAATAC